GTCATTATGAACGCAACAACTTTAGGCGGAACATCTACAATAGCTTTGCTCAATATGCCTTTCTCAAACAAATCGGATGTGATTGTTCATGATATCGGCATAAGCAAAAAAGGCGGAATGTTCAGAGGAAGTGTAAATAAATTGGCTTGGTTGCAGTTTACTCCGCTCAATAAACAGGCTTATAATTTCGTCGCTGATGAGCAGGTAAACTTTTCTTTGATTTACAAAATATAAAAATAACGGAGGTATGAAAAATGGAACTTAAAGAAAAAATTACACTTGATATGCTCACAAAGGACAGCGTTTCGGTACTCAGACAGCAGTTTTTGACCTTTAACGGTGAAGAAATGCAGGTCGGCGGAAACATCCGCAATGCATATATGAACGACGAATCCGGCAGAGAACAGTTGAGAAAGGTTCTCTCTGACGAATATTACAATGCCGTTATGGCGGTGTGGGGTGATAATCCAACCGTTGACGAGCCGACAGAAAGCGAGGTCGAATAAGTGACAACTGAAATTATTATCGCTTTAATCACGCTTGCAGGTTCTGCGGTGGGTACTCTTGGCGGTATTGTGATTAACAGTCAAATGTCGAACTATCGCATTGAACAGCTCGAAAAAAAGGTTGACAAGCATAACAGCCTCATCGAGCGTACATATGCGATTGAACAGCACAACGCGGTTGTGGACGAAGAAATTAAGGTCGCAAATCACAGAATTGATGACCTCGAAAAAATCAGCGAAAGGAAAGATTAAAAATGAAAAAAATTTTCACCAAAAATTGGGCGAAAGCTACGGCGGTCAGAGCGATTAAGACCGTTGCACAGACTGCTATTGCAACAATCGGAGTATCTGCCGTTATGACAGATGTAAACTGGCTTGCAGTAGGCTCGGCATCTTTGCTTGCAGGTGTATTGTCTGTGTTGACAAGCATTGCAGGTTTGCCCGAAGTTTCGGAAAACTAACTAAAATAAAAGGATAGCCCAGTTAAAAATTAAATTTCTTCTGGACTATCTATGTTTTTTAGATTATTGTTACGAAATTACTGGTGTGCCGGTTATATATGGTGGAAGTCCATCTGGGTAAAGTTTAATGAGATTTTTGTAATTTCTTTTATAGTTTTCATTATTTTTGATTGATTTCTGCCATTTGCGTACTGCATTAAGAATATTATTGCAAAAACGCTTAACATCAATATTTAAGGCACCATCTATAACATTGTTATGAAAAGTTATGCCTTGACAAGTTGGTGCTAAAAATATAATTCGTGAATATGAAGATTTTTCATGTGTGGTTAGTGCTTGATGCACATATGAACAACGGAAATGGTAACAATCCTTGCCGGAAATAGATAGATCGCCCGGTTCTTTTGCGTAAGTGTCATACCAAGCAATATATTTATAATTTTTTGCTACGCCGTCATCTGATTGCAGTGCTCCACAAATATCGGGCAATGTTAGAGAAGCTTGCAACGCTAAATAGTATAGTTTAGCGTCTAATGCCCGTTCAATTTCTTTTAAAATCAACTCCATATGATTCACCTCCCTTCTATTATGAATTATACCATATTATTTATAAAAAATGTAGTAAAAGTGGGGAGTGCATAAAATAAAAACGAAAGTGAGGAATAATAATTATGTCAACAAAAAGAATCTATCTCAGTCCGTCGAATCAGAACAGAAACACCTATGCAACGGGTGGTACAAACGAAATGGCTCAGTGCGACAAAATTGCCGCTGCAACAGCCAAAGCTCTCAAGCGTTGCGGTTTTGAGGTTATGGTCGCAAAGTCGGGAACGCTTATGCAGACACGCTGTCCCGAATCGGACAAGTTCGGTGCAGACATTCATATGCCGATTCACACCAACGCTTTTAACGGCAAATACACAGGCGGTACAAGAGTTTTCTGCCTGAACTCAAACGGCAGAAAGGCTGCCGAATCGGTGAAAAATGCCCTCGGAGCAATATCGCCCGGCAAGGATGATTCGGTCAGCTACAAAACCGATCTCTACGAAATCAATGTGCCGAAGGCTTTGTCAGTATATGTTGAGTGTGAGTTTCACGACACCGTGACAGGCTCGGATTGGATACGCAAGAATACAGTTGCAATCGGAGAGGCAATCTGCAAGGGTATGTGTAAATACTTCGGCTATAAGTATAAGTCGGCAAGCTCATCAGGCACAACAAAGCCTGCACAGACTGCAAAGCCGACAACATCAAAGCCGAGCACATCAAAAGCGTTTAAGCCGTACATTGTCAGGATTACCGCAAATGACGGTGTGAACATCCGCAAAGGTGCAGGCACGAACTATCCCGTGTGTGGCTCAATCCCCAAGGGCGGAGCGTACACGATCGTAGCCGAAAAATCAGGCACAGGCGCAAAAAAGTGGGGCAAACTCAAGAGCGGTGCCGGCTGGATTGCCCTTGATTACACTGCGAAAATCAAATAAATACATAACAAAACCAAACACATAATTGCAAAAACTCCCCTCACACAGTCATTGAAGATAGGTGAGGGGAGTTTGTTATTTGTAAATTTAATGATTTTGCATAATATCGCATTTTTTGAAAGCCTGAAAGTACCGATTATATCTGACTTTTCCTGCCTTGCATTTGCCTAACATTTTACCTGTTTTTTCCTGTATTTCGGTGTATTTTAGCGTTAAAAAGATATAAAAAATAACCGCACCAAAAAGCTAAAAACTGGCTTTCTAATGCGGTTTTTTCTATGGTCGAGGTGACAGGACTTGAACCTGCGGCATCTTGGTCCCAAACCAAGCACTCTACCAAACTGAGCTACACCTCGAAATGTTGCTTAATAACAACAGCTTGATTATTATATACCATATTTTCGGATTTGTCAACATAATTTTCGTTTTTTATTCAAAATTAATTCAAATATTTTGAAAGTCACCATAAAACAGACCGAAAATGTGGTACAAAACAGCCGTCCCTGCATAAGAAACGGCTGTTGGTGCAGGTAACTTGCAAGGGGGATAGGAATGGGGAAAATGGGGGATTTTGTTAGCTATATGTAAGCTACGGAGCATAATTATGAACAATTCAAGATAATATAAGACTATATTTTGTTGATTGCATTCACCAATTCTTTGGGGTTAATGTGGGTGTAAACCTTTTCGGTCAAGTCCATTTTCGACTTGTGACCGACTATTTTTTTGATGATTGTGTGGTTCACATTTGCCGATACAAGCATTGAAATGCAGGTGTGTCTTGTTTCGTGTATGGTGTGGTCCAAACCCAAATCGTTTTGCAGAGGTGTCCAGTAGTTGCGTTTAAAGTTATCGTATTTCAGCGGCTTGCCATTGGTGTTATTCAGAACATATCCACATTGAGAATCGCTGATGAATTTCTGCCAAAACGGCAGTACTTTGTCTGCTATAGGCACGGTTCGTACACCTGAATCGGTCTTTGAACTTTCAACAAAGAAAGTCTGTTCGTAAAGGTTTACATTTGAAATTTTTAGGTCGAGCAATTCGGACACACGCACTCCCGAATAAATCAGCATAAGCACTATTTTTACCGAATCAAGATTTGAATATTCCCACAAAAGATTTATTTCGCTTTCCGAAAACTTCCTGCGTGCTCGTTTTGTTTCATCTGACTTGGCATTGATTTTCAATTTTTCTGCAAGATTATTATGGAGCATATCGTGAAATATGCAGTATTCGTAGATTTTGTTCAACAGAATTTTAATTCGCCTAACCGATTGATAACCGTTGTTGCAGTTGTCGAGAACTCGTTGCATATCAATGATTTTTATATCGGACATCTTGCGATTGTATAACATTGAGCATTGTTTGTATGCCGCATTATACTGCCTTTTGGTGTTCGGATTTGTGTCTTCGGTGATGAACTCCTTGTACCAAAGTTCATGAATTTCTGAAAAAGTGCGTCTTGCCGAATCAACATCAAACGGGTTTTGATTGTAATCAGCAAGAGCGTTCAGAGCTTTCGGCTTGTTGGGAAAGTAGCCTATAACTCTGCGTTCCTGATTGCGTGTTTCTTTGTTGTAGCCTATTGTCACGCAGGCAACCCACGGATTGCGCCTGTTTCCGCTCAGCTTATAAACAGAGCCGTAGCCGTTAGGCAGTTTCATTTTATACACTCCTTTTGCTTAAAAAAGGGTGCAAAAATCCCTTGTGCTTTAAATTACTTGAAAAACACAAGGGATTGTGATACAATTATTTTGCATTAAACTGCATCATCTGCACCCTGTGTAGGTGATTCCGCTCAATTCGACTGGTACTCGAATTGAGCGGATTTTTTTATTTAATTCTATTTAATCGGCAGACCATGGCTGTCGGTGTATGAGCCTGCGGCAATTCTGATTATATCAACAATCCAGCCTATGCCGAAAAGTCCGCCTGTGAAGAGGTAGAGGATACCCATACCTGCTTTACCTGCATAGAAGCAATGAGCGCCGAGCATACCGAGAACAACACACAAAATCAATGTCATACTTTTATCTTTAGGACTGCACAACTGATGATGAGATACAGTCGGAGGGGCAGAGGTCGCCACATTTGGCTGATTATTGATTATGTTCTGAATAATAATTGGTTGCTGTTCTGCTTTGTTTTCGGGATATTCAAGTTCGGACATACAGTAAGGGCAAAGTCTGTATTCTTTGCCGACATTTGCACCGCAATTTTTACATACCATAGATAACACACCTTTCAAATAATAATGTCATAGTGTTTTATTTCTTAATCTATTAAGTTCCTCAATTTCATTTTTTGACAAAGGGACACTTAAATCTTCAAGTTCCGGACAATACATATAGTAACCTATGTAAATTCTGCACTTAGGACATCTTCCCGTGCGTAAAAATACTGGTAAATAATAAACATATGGGTGTGTATTATCTGTTTTGTTTATACTATAAATTTTATTGTCATACCCCTTACAAAAATCACAACTGTTTGATGTAGTTAATTGCATATAACTCAGGTTTAAGTTGTGCATTGCTTTAATTTGTCGTTTAAAGCTTTCGCACTCTTTAGTAAGTATAATGTCAGGAAACATTTCAGGATGTTCTTTTCTTGCCTTATCCTCAATTTGTTTTGAAAGTTCTTTGTTTAACAATTCGGCATACTTTATTACTCGTAGGTACTGCTTTTCAGTAAGGTGCATTTTCTCATATGAAAGAGAATCAGAAATCTGATTAGATTTTAAAAGACATTCTACCGCTAAATCTAAATCTCCGTTCGCTTTGTGATTGGTAGCGGCTTTCTGCAATAAAAACATAACCTCAGAGTTTATACACGGAATGGCTCTTATATTTTCAACAGTGCTTACATCATAACTACCACAAGTAACGGGTATTTTTTCTAAAGAAACGTCGCTTTGATTATCTGATTTTAGAGAATCAACAAATCTTAAATTTTCGTCGGTCAAATATGAACTGTATTTGTTGGATATATCTTCAAAAAAATTATTTATTTTATTTTGCTTGCCCTTATCAGTTTTCAATTTATTGGCAGCTAAAAGAGTGGATTTCCAATATCTAAGAATAAATCTATTTGTATTTTGCTCGTAGTTATTTTTCAATTCTTTTAGTTGTTCTTTTGGTAAAGGGTGTCCTGAAGTTTTTCGCACATTATATTTACAGATTTCTGTTAATATTTGTAAAGCCTTAATGTAATTATTAAAATATGATTCAGGCTTTGCCGAATCTCTTATCCATTTTTCAGCTCCTGCATAATCACAGAAAAGTAAATATACAGCATTATCAGAAGATTCATTTCTATATTCATTGATAAATGGGTTTTCAAGTAAAGCATTTTTAACAGCTTGTGGTAGCTGTTCATTTGCGTCAACTTCTTTTTGAACTTCTAATTCCTTTGGAGTATCTGTTTTTGTAGGAGAATCTATTTGTTGGTGCGGTTCTGTTTTATGTGATTTGAATAATTTATCTAAAAATCCCATATTATCCCAACTTTCTGTAATAAAAATAATGTGCAGAACAGGCACTATAAATTGTAAAAAATTTACGGCTACATCAATAAATTATCTCTGTAAAATTCCATTGCTTCAACCATAAATTTATTTGTGACATTAAAATATTCGGCAAGTTCCCACGGTTCTGTTATGCCGTTGTGAACCGCTTCTTTCAGCTCATCCAAAGGGATGAGCTTTTTTATTGTGTGTTTCTTTACTTTTTGTTCCATTTTCCCTTTTACGGTTAATGGAGTTGTGAATAAATAAAAAGCACCTAAATCTATGTGAACTTCTTCGTGAGCAAGCAAAACTGTTTCCTCGGCAGTAGTTTCAATCTTGCTTTTGTCAAGAACTACAATTCCGTTTTCGTAAGGAAAAGAAAATGCTTTTGCTTTGTCAGTTTTGAAATAATCAACAGTTATCCCTTTTTGTTCACATTCAAAATAAATATCCTCTAAAGTCATTCAATCATTTCCTTTTTGAGATTTCTTAAATTTGATATAGCTAAGTATATCGTTTTTAAAATCTTCGCTTTCTCCTTCCATTTCTTGATAAGCAGCATACGAAAGTTCATCAAAATTTGCTTTCGGAAGAGGGGAAGAAACCTTTCTTGCAACATCTTCAACTAACTTTTCAATCTGCTCGTGCTGTTTCTTTTCTTCTTCGATTTCCTGCTCAGTCATAAGTCTTTCAACAGGAACACCGAGATAATTGGCTATTTTAAGGCGAGTTTGGTATTTAGGTAAAACACCGTTTTTCCAATTGCGTATAGAACCTTTACTCAAACCAACTGCAACCAAAACCGCAGTAACTGTTGTACCGTTCTCTTTACATATTGAATCCAATAAATCAAAGAACACAAAAATGCACCTCTACTTTTGTGCACTTTTCACGAAGTTCATATAAATGCACTTAAATTTCAAAAATGCACTTGCAAAGTACACTTTTATGCACTATAATAAACTTGTCAAGACGATGTGGGGACATTAACTTGACGAAAAAAGGTGTGTGAATGTGCACCAACTTTGTAATCTAATTTTTTTAACTGATTAAATTATAAAGGTATAGTGCACATTTGTCAACCTAAATTATCAATAAAAAAGGAGGTAATAAATTGTGGATTTTTACAAAATTGTGTCAGATATATGCGATAAAAGAAATATAACACTTTGTTCGTTACTCTCTCAATTAGAAATGAGTAAAGCTAACATCCGAAACTGGCGTAATGGCGTTATTCCTAAAATTTCAGTAAGACAGAAAATTGCTGAAATCACAGATACACCAGTTGAAAACTTACTGACGAATGAAGAAAAGTCAGTTGTCAACGAAATTCTTAAAAAGAACAGTAGGTAATACCACACAATCAATAATACCACAATCACAGTCCCATTAAACGGACTTAGCTGAAAAGAGGTGAAGAAAGACGGAAGTAATAATAATTTTAGGACTGCTAATGCTTTGCACAGCTTTTGTTTCAGCAGTATTAGCTATAAAAATAGTAGCCGCCCATTTGTATAAAATAATAGACAGCTACCTTGATAAGCACGACGCTCAAATTATGGATCTGATTAAGTGGGCAAAGGACGAAGACAAACATCAATGAACGCTTTTCCAACAGGAGTAAGTTTTGCAACTCCTTTCTGTAAATCAAATTTTTGATTACTGTTATTTGATTTGTTTGCGGCTTCTATTTGATTTTTGAAATCTACTACTATAGGTAAAGAATCAAAAATCTTATAGACTGAATCATCAGTTAAGTATTGATCATATGCGATGCTTATAAGACCCATACGAGATAAAGACGATAAAGAAATTGATTGTTGCTCAATTGAATCGCAAAACTTATTACTACAAAAAATATTAGTTTGCAAAATTCTATGACCGCCTTTTTCAAGCTCCATCCTTATTTCGCATATTGGCAAATTTTCTTCAACTGAAAAACATTTTAGGTTTTGGGCATCTATAGGCGACATTTGTTGAATGATGTCAGAAAAAGACGGATGAATTTTTTCGATTTTTCTACTGTCGAATGAATTGACGATTAACTTTTCAAACATTTCACGAATTTCGTCTTCATTCATAAGGTATTTCGCTTTTTCAAGAGCAGGTCCAATAATCGATTCTCTCGATTCAACTTTATGTTCTGTTGGAATATTATCTACACCCTTTTGAATGTTAGCTTTAAAGTCTTCCAACTTTTTTTGGCGCTTTAATTCGGCTTTTATTGAAGCATAATGTATGCCACCTACAGTTAAGTTTATGAAATCGGCTAACAGACCACCTACAACTTTTGTTGGTGGATTTGTAAGATTACTTACTGCTTCTGATTCTAAAACAGCTTTTGTAACACCATAAGCAGTATCATTTATGTTTTGGTCACTCATATGTGCACCACCTTTCTAAATAAATAATAACATTATTTGGGTAATAAAGCAATAAAATATCGAAAAGCAGGTGAGAAAATGGCAAAACTTAAACTTATTGACACAAAGGACAAGTTCCTTCTTGAAATTGACGGAACAGAAATTCCGTATGTTACAAGCTATCAGATAACACGAACGGTCAGCGAGGTTGTACTGCTCAAACTGACACTCAGCGTAGCTGATGTTGAATCAGTCGAAATCGTTTCAGATAAAATTACCAACGAAAAATAGGAGGCGAAAAGTATGGACACAGTTCAGATGAACAAAAAAATCAAAGAAATTATGGATAGCAGTGATTTCTATCTGCTTTCTGAGGACGCCGCAAAGGCTATTGGAGTTGCTCCGCAAAAGTTGCGTGAACAGGCAAAGGACGAACCCGAAAAATTGGGCTTCAATGTAATTGTAGTCGGCACATCTATCCGTATTCCGAGAATACCGTTTCTCAATTATATTCTCGGTTCAAACCCGTTGAAAGGAGTGTAACAAATGTGGCATTTAAGAAACTATCCGACACGCAGAAAACTGCTCAAAGATGTGGAAAACCTCAGAGCAGAGAACAGACATCTCAGCATTGAACTGAGAAACGCAAGAACAGACCTTGCACTTGAAAAAACAGCGTCAAGCGGTTATCGTCACGAGAACAGAGAGCTAAAACGCAAACTCAAAGCCCTTGAAACGCCTGAATCCGAAGCATTCAATTTTGAATGTGTGGGGGTTGAAAATGCCAACGACTACAAGGTTGTTTGATGAAAAGAACATTTTGCGGACCTTAGCAAAATGTTTATCAAATATAAAGGTGGGAAAATATTTTGAATTACACTGATTTTATATCCTCAAACGGATACATATGCACTGAATCTGAGTTTGAAATTGCTAAGGCACACGCTAAGAACAAGTTGGCGGTTATTATCAGCCGATTTGGTGATGCAAACGGTGAACGCCTTGAGGATTATTACCTTGAACAGCTTATCAGGGAAGAACTCAGAGCTGAAAGAGTATCAAAGGCGTTGTTTGAAATGCAACTTGCAGGCAAAGAGAAATCCCGCATTGCTTAGGAACAGCAACACGGGATTAAACAAAAAGAAATTTAAACAAGCTCATTATATCATATTGAATCGAAAAATCAATAGTTAGGAGATATTAAAATGTGCGAAGTATGCAGAAGCACTCCGTGTAATCCGATGTGCCCAAACGCACCGCAAGTACTGGTAATGGGGCATTGCAGAGCGTGCAACGCAGAACTCAGATATGATTATACATATTTCAGAGATACAAATGATGATATTTTCTGTTCTCGTGAATGTGCCGAACTTTTTCACGGCATTACCGAGGAAGAATGGTCAATAGATTAAGGAGGTAACATAAAATGACCAAAATTACAGAACCCGTTAATTTGCTTGAAACTGCTGATATGGAAGAAGTAAAAAATCTGTCAACAGTTAATGATGCAGAACCTGATTCAACCGATTTAATTCAGGTAGCTCAGATTCCTGTCATCATCGAGAATCTCAAGCTGGTTAAATCTGAAATTGAGAAAAAGGTAAACACTGCCTGCGAAATGATATGTACAGACGAAAACTACAAGGAAATCAAGAAGTTGCGTTCATCGCTCAATAAGGAATTTGCGGAATTTGAAACTCGCCGAAAAGCGGTTAAATCGGAAATAATAACACCTTATGAGGCTTTTGAAACAGTTTATAAGGATTGTGTAACAAATCCGTACAAAAAGGCAGATTCGGCGCTCAAGGGCAAAATTAACGCTACCGAGCAGGAATTAAAAAGGATTAAATACGAAAAGTCTATGAGTTATTTTGAAGAATATAAGAAATCACTCGGTATTGACTTCGTAACATATGAGCAGGTTAATCTGAATATAACCATGAGCGTATCTCTCAAAAAGCTAAAAGAAACCATTAAGACCTTTTTGGACAAGGTTATGGATGACTTAAAGCTTATCGCAACGCAGGAGCACAAGGACGAAATCCTGTACGAGTATAAGCGGTCTTTGAATGTATCGGTTGCAATAACTTCCGTAACAGAGAGGTACAAGGCTATTGAAGAAGAAAAAGCAAGGGCAGAAGCCGAAAGAGCAGAGCGTGAAAAAGCCGAGCAGGCTGTGAGCAACACTCTTCACGAATATGAACCGTTTGTTGCAAATGTGCCTGAAGAAGTTGCTCCTCCGGTTGAAGAAATATCAGAACAGCCACAGCAAGATGAAAAAGTTCTGTCATTGTCATTCAAGGTTTACGGTACAAAATCACAGCTTAAAGATTTTGCACTCACTGTTAAGCAGTTAATCAACGAAAGGGGATTGCGCTATGAGTAATTATAATAATCAAAACAATCAGATTCAGCAGAGAAAGCCGAAGTTTTCGTCAATGCTCCAGACACAGGCTTTTCAGAAAAGTCTTTCAAACTCAATGAAAGACCCGAAGGAAATTCAGAAATTTACGGCGGCTATCACATCTGTGGTGAGTACAAATCCTGCACTCGAAGAATGCGATGCAGCTACAATTCTTTCGGCGGCTCTTTGCGGTCACTCTCTCGGACTTCCTCCGTCACCACAGCTCGGTCAGTATTATATGGTCCCGTTTAAGGACAGAAAGAATAAGCGTACAACAGCTACATTTGTTCTTGGCTATCGTGGCTATATTCAGCTTGCTATCCGTTCAGGACAGTATAAAAGACTTAATGTGGTGGAAATCAAAGAGAGAGAACTTCTTAATTGGGATCCGCTCACAGAAGAAATTACAATCAAAATGATTGAAGATGAAACAGAGCGTGAAACAGCTGAAACAATCGGATATTATGCTTATTTTCGCTATGTAAACGGCTTTGAGAAAGCTCTTTACTGGAGTAAGGATAAGATGAAACAGCACGCTATGAAGTATTCAGCCGGATATGCAAGCGATGTCAATAAGGGTACAAGTTACACTTTTTGGGCAAAGGATTTTGATGCTATGGCAAAAAAGACAATGCTCAGACAGCTTATAAGCAAATGGGGTATTATGAGTGTTGAAATGCAGACAGCATATGAAGCTGATAATCATATTATCAATGCTGACGGAACTCCCGATTATGACACCGATACCATGATTGATGCAGAAGTTCCTGCTGAAACACCTGAAATTTACAATTCATCTTCATCTGAACCGGATGAAGAACAGTTCTCTATTGATGATCTTGCAGAATGAAATGATTGATTTAGAGATAATAAGCACAGGCTCTAATGGCAACGCAGTCTTTCTTGACGGTCAGGTCTTGATTGACTGCGGAGTGCCGTTCAACAAACTTGTTGAGTGTGAAGTGGTTGACCGAGTTAAATATGTTTTTTTAACTCATCAACACGGAGACCATTGTAATGTTGCTACTCTAAAGCGACTGCTGTCCGAACACCCTTGTATTCGGATAATTTACCCCAATTATCTTTGCAAAAAGCTTTTTTTATTAGGTGATACCTCCTTTCAATACAATTCTTTCATAGTCGCTCAGGATAAATGGTACTCAATCAGCAATATTACTTTTTCAGCAGTACCACTTCGGCATGATGTTCCTAATATCGGCTGGAAGTTACACTTCAACACTCAACAGGGGATATATAAAGTTATATACGCAACTGATACATCGGAAATCGCTCATATAACAGCTAAGAACTACGATTTGTATCTTGTAGAAGCTAACTACTCAAAAACAGAATTACTTAATCGAATAAAAGATAAACGATTGAAAGGTCAATATGTGTACGAAGATAGAGTTCTTCGTACACATTTGAGCAAAGAAAAGTGCGATGAATGGTTGTATCAAAATATGGGTAATAACAGTTTCTTCGTTTATATGCACCAACATGAGGACTTAGTATGATTACATCAGCGAACATAGTATCTTATGACGGATATAACTTAATAGTAAGACCGCATGAGCGTATCGGCAGAGAACTTGCACAGAAACAAGTACATGAAATTGAACTCAGAATTGTTGACGGACGCACGATTTCTGCCGAACAGCGAAGAAAAATATACGCAATCATCAGAGATATAGCATTTTGGTGCGGAGATAATCCCGAATGGATTAAAGAATATTTCAAGTTTAATTTTTGCGGTGAATTTGGCATTGAATACTTTTCGCTGTCTGATTGCGAAAAAAGCGTAGCAAGAGATTTCATAAGCTATCTGATAGATTTTTGTTTCTACCAAAATATCGGAACAAGAGATACTCTGCTTAATGTTACAGATGATATAGGCAGATACTTGTACAGTTGTCTTGAAAATCGTAAGTGTGCAATATGCAATGCACCAGGTGAAGTTCATCATGTTGACAGAATTGGTATGGGGCGAGATAGGGAACAGATTGTACATATAGGATTAAAAGCTATATGCCTTTGCAGAAAGCACCACGATGAAGCACATCGGCACGAAAAAGAGCTGTTTGATAAGTACAAAATCTACGGTATAGAGCTTGATGAATATCTTTGTACAAAGCTGAAACTTAATACAAAAAGAAAGAGGTGATACAGTGAATGGCTGGACAACCAAAGCGAGGGCTTGACTTTGCGGCTTGGGATGTTCACTTGTTCGATGATGATGAGAGATTTGATGTGCTTATTGATGCACAGGGTTGGGACGGCTTTGGAGTATTTTTTTGGATTTGTACCAAAGCTTATGCAACAAATGGTTACTATTATGAGTGGCGAGAAGAAACCAGTGCTGCCACGATAGCGAAACGAATGAGCGGTGGAATTAAATCAGATACGGTAAATCAGGTAGTTAAGCTTTGCTTACGAATTGGGCTGTTTGATAACGGGCTGTTTGATAGGGAGAGCATACTGACCAACAAAATGATGCAAGAACGATATATGTACGCTATCGAAAAACGCTCCGTGCGAGGTCGCACAATAAATAGATTATATTGGCTTTTGAAAACGGAAGAAACAAAGGCTTATATAGTTATACCTGAAAATGAGCATAATCTCTCCGAGAATGAACATAATCTCTCCGAGAACGACACAAAGAAAAGTAAAGTAAAGGAAAGTAAAGTAAATAGAAATAATTATTATGCGATGCCGTCTGCAAATGCAGCCGACACCGCCGGTGAAAATATTTTTCTTACATTACCTTTGAACGATAAGAGTAATTATCCAGTTTCAAAATCTGATGTTCAGCACTACAAAATTTTGTATCCTGCTGTTGATGTAGAACAACAATTGCGTTCGATGTTGGGGTGGCTCGAAGCTAATCCGAGCAGGAGAAAAACAAGAACCGGCATTAAAGGTTTCATTACTAAATGGCTTAATAAGGTCCAAGACAGAGGAGGTGTAGGATATGGATTCAATCCAAGCGATAATGTCAAGAATAATGTCACCACAGCGAGCGGAGGAAATTATCCAACGGGCGAGAAAGTCTTCTAAAGAACTCACTCCGAGAGAAAAAGCCGAACAAGAAGCAAAAGTGTTTAACTCAACACCCGGTAAGCTCATTGGCTATGAGTGCGAGAAATGTATGAACCGAGGCTATATTTACCGTGTAAAGGCAGGCGAAACGCCTTTCGGGCAGGTTACATATGATGTGGTTGCTTGCAAATGTGATTGTATGAAAATTCGAGATGAACTTCACAGAATGCAGAACAGCGGTCTTCAAAAACTTCTTAAACGATATACTTTTGAAAGTTACAAGACAACCTCAGATTGGCAGAAATATGTGAAAGATAAAGCATATGAGTACATTGACAAATGCTCTGATTGGTTCTTCTTCGGCGGTCAGCCCGGTTGTGGAAAGACACATATATGTACGGCTATTGTCGGAGCATTACTCAAAAAAGGCAAAGCACCTAAATATATGCTTTGGCAGGATGATATTACCAAAATCAAGCAGGCATCGAGTAATTTAGAGGTGTATGAAGCTCTCATAAATTCATATAAGCAAGCGGAAATTCTTTACATTGATGATTTCTTTAAAACTCGCAGGGGCGATTTTGTCTCAACAGCTGATGTCAATGCTACATTTAAGATTATCAATTACAGATACAATGAAGGATTGCCGACTGTCATAACATCTGAATTATCACTTGAACAGATTTCGCAGATTGATGAGGCTTTAGGCAGTAGAATTTCAGAAATGGCTAATCCGAAAATTTTTATTAAAGCCGATAAAAATAAGAATTACCGTTTTACGAGAGGAAATGAAAATGATGTCTGAAGCACAGGAGCAATGTAAACTCATTAAATGGGCGGATAAATGTGTGCAAATGAAAATACATCCTGAACTTTCAATGCTGTACGCTGTTCCAAATGGTGGCAGAAGAGATAAAGCCGAAGCCGCACATCTTAAAAGGCAAGGAGTTAGGGCAGGTGTTCCGGATTTATGCCTTGCTGTGCCAAAAGGTAAATATCACGGCTTATATATTGAGCTTAAAGTCGGCAACAATAAGACTTCTGAACATCAGGATAAATGGTTGCAGAATCTTTCACGGTGCGGATACGCCGTAAAGGTATGTTATGGCAGTACATCAGCAAAGCAGACAATTGAAAAATATCTGCAATTGGGTGATTGATTATGAAATTGCAGGTTTGTCGAAAGTGTAAACACGAATATCATCCGTGTAGCATACGGAAATGCCCGTACTCTGAAAAAGGTTTGTACATCTGCGTTTACTGCTGTAAGCACTGTAGGTTTTGCAAGCCCGTAAGCACAGGCTTTGTCTGTGAATTTGAAAGGAGAGAAAGCATTGAAAGCGAGAATACCCGTTAAGCTGAAAAGAGAGACTATGGCGGAGATTAACCGCCTTGCAGATAGAGAATATCAGAAAGTCAAGGACAAGGAAATTGCGGACGCCACAAGGCGAATTTTTAAGACGATTGTATTTGCTTTGTATAAGGATTTCGGCTTTGGCCGTGATAGATGCGCAAAGGCACTAAAGTCTATGACCGAAATAATTGAACACTCTGACACTGACGAAGTGTTTTGGGAGCATATCGACCGTGTGGTTATCGACAAGCTGAAACTTGAATTTGAGAAGCGGGACTACACAGACAACGGAAAAGTTGTTAATTTTGAAGGAGACGAAGAAAATGATTGATTGTACGAAAACTACAAACTACTTCAGCGAAAAGAAAAGAATGGGTAGACAGGCGAGCGGAGTGTGCAAACTTAGATGTACAGATTGCCCTATGGGCATGAGGAATAACGGCATAGGTGTTACGTGTTCGGATTTTGAATCATCTTACCCTGAACAAGCAATCGAAGTTGTTCAGAGGTGGAGCAATGCGTATCCGCAAAAGACATTTCTTACGGAGTTCTTGAAGAACTATCCGAACGCTCAGCTTAGAATAGACGGAATACCTAAAGGTGTGTGTCCGTATGCCTTAGGACTGATAAACAGAGATGATTGTCAAAAAAAAGACCATAACTGCGGGTTGCATGTTATTGCCGAAAAAAAGGAGCGTGAAAAACAATGATTGAAAAAGAATTAAAAATCCGTGATTTTTGCGGTGACTATGCATTGGATATACCCGATTATAATGGTAGCAATTTCACTTTGTATTTCAATTCAAAGAAAAACGCCGAAAATGTAAAACGCATTATTGAGATTGACGGAAGCAAACCTAACGAAGCAACCGTGTGTGAAATGCAAGAGATTAAGCACGGAAGTTGGGAATATGACAGCGAGGGTGTCGACTGTGCAATTTATTTATGTTCTGAGTGTGGTAATTTTATTGCTCTTTATGCGGGCGTTTTTAGCGAGGGTATTGATTTGTATCCATATTGCCCTTACTGCGGAGCAAAAATGGATAAGGAGTGAAAATAATGACAAGAACTGAATTTGAAAAGTATTTAGGTAAGGATGTAACAATTACTCTGTATGATGGAGCGATATACGCAGGCATATTACACCAAACTGGCGAAAAAGCTTTTGCGGACAATCCTAATTTATCAGTGCCGTTAAATTTTTATTTTTGTATTGATGAGAATAATGAAGTAGTTAAAAATACTGTATTTAGAGTGTCGCATATCCAGAAAATCAGCTGCAATGAAAAGTTAAGAATGACAAA